TTTAAAACAGAAATGAAACCACTAAATTGATTTCTGGCTCCCCACCAAGAGGTCTTATTATATAGGTCCACTATTTTTTGAAGAGATGGCACCATTAATTTAATGGCTTCAGAATACGCATCTTTATCGGTTTGATTGGCTTCTGAGTCTACTACCTGACCTAAAGCCATCTTCACAGCATTGATTATTTGGTGATTACTAGCCAATTTACCCTTTGGAGTTTTATTAACTACATCTAACATTTTTAAATGTCTGTCAACGATTGTTTCTACTGTCGCATCCCCATCCACACCTTCCAGCTTATGACTGCCTTTTGGATGGGCTTGATCAACTAGATCCTCGCCAGTTTCTTTGAAGGTCTCATATAATGTTTGAGCTTTTTTGTAATTTATGAATTTTAATTCAAGGTCTTCTGCAAACTTTGACATGCCTTGTGCCCTAAGACCGGCGCACAATTTAATAATATTGTCCGTTAAATTGCTAGAAGGAGTTAAATCAAGAGTCTTGGCGGCAGTCTTAACAACTTCGGTATTTTTTACCAATCCCTTTTCTTGGGCAATTTTTTCTAGAGATCTAAAGACGGTAGAATCTTCAAATTTGGCGTGTTTCCAACTCATAGTGGTCCCTTCAACAAAATAATTTAGCTATATTTATGCTCTAGTATTAGTTATTTAATGCATCTAATCTCTGGTACCTAAGCATTCTCAAACCATGCTTGTTACAATAACGAATTCCATTAACTATTTTGTACTTCGCTTTTCCATGAACATCGCAATTTGGAGCTTCGCATTTTCTAGAATAATCTATACGATCTTCCCATGCCTTCTTGGCTTGCTCCGACTTCTTTTGCTTCGTTTCTTCGGAATCCTTTATTCCAATATGAGCCTCCGAAAATCTTTTTCTCACTTCTTCCGTATAAATAGCAGCATTATCTTTTGATTTTTGGATGGCACTCATTTTAGCTTTTTGCTCTTCAGTTCTTTTGGTTCCTTGAGCTGGATGACCTTTGTCAGCAATTTGTTTAAGAGTGGCTTGAGATAAATCTTCTGATCTTTTGGCTTTTTCTTCCGGAGTTAAAGAAGCATGCCAATCACTTAGTTTTTTCTTCCACTCCTCAGTTTTTGGTGCGTTCATGCCACCATGAGTTGCATTATAACCATTATTTGAGATAAAACTGTCATATTGTGCAATTAATAGGGTTTCTAATTCGTTAGCATTATCTTGCCCTTTACATGTGGCAATTACTTCAAATTCGAAATTTTGGGCGCCATATTTTTTTATGGCGAAATGAAATGGAACTTTGGGATTTATCGAATCATTTCTATGTTGCCACCAACGAGCAGAAGGCTTAACGGTTTGCCCAATATAAACTTTATTATTTACAAGGCACCTCACACAATAAATGTAAATAATTCGATCGCTTTCATATGTAATGTCGTTTGTCATGCCTGACCTCCAAAACATTATATATCAGCGTATATTCAAATTTTTATAACCAAAGAGCTTCGATCATGGGATTCATTGGAGAAGGAGGGGCAGTTACCATTGCTACGGCTGGATGTAACAAACTTGGACGTCTGGTTGTTAATAAGCCCATTTCACTAACAAATAAATTAGCCCTAACAGGGAATTGCTGGTTGGTTTCAAATTGATCAGTTTGAAAAAACATTCTTTGAAACCAGACAGTAACTCTATTAGAGCCTAACGTGCTATCATCGCCAGGAACATTAGATACCTGATATGTATAATTTACTACTGTTCTAATTGCATTCGGTTGTCCCGACCCAGTTAAATCAAAATTTAATGGAGTGCCAGCCACAAAAACAATAACTCCATTTACTGGATTTAATACAACATCTACTGTTGAATTAAAACTAGAAGATACTATATTTGGCTTTTTTAATTCTGCTTTAATATCAACTGGAGTTACTAATTGATTATTTGATAATACTCCAACCGCTGGCACAATAACAACTTCATTCCAAGAAACATTAGTAAATGCTCTCGTCTTAATGTCGTCAATAATTCCAATAGGCGCCGTTCCGTTGCTAACGGTTGCCATAACCTGATTGCCAATAATGGTTAATTCAGCAATCATTCCAGGCTGAAATTCCGCACTTGGATCGCAAATAAAAGATGCAGGTAAAGCGTTTCCTGTTTGAACCAATCTTAACATAATGTTGCCTTTCTTACTCCACTATACTCACATATAGCTATATCAGTGCAACATATATTGTATATTATTTAAGTTTCTTCTTCGAAAGTAGGTTCATCATCCAATAAATCATCGATTTCTTTGTCATCAATATCCATATTGTCTTCAGACATTTGACCATCATCAGAAAGATTGAAAACCGTACCATGATGTTTAAGATTTTCGATCATTTTTTCCGAAGTTAATCCTTTGGTATGACGATCATGTTTCTTGTTTTTAGCTTCTATTTTGGGCAAATCTTTACCTAAAAAGTCTTTACCCCTAGAAATATCATCCATTAATTCTTGTGAACTGTTCTTGGGAGATAAATATCGTCTTAATTCATCGAGAGACATTGTATATTTTTCTCCAAGCAAAGACTTCATTTTTTCTTTAATCTCTTTACCGCGCATTCCTAAATTACCCAATTTAGTGATTAAATGAGCATTTACTGCGGCAATTACTTTTTTATCACCATAATACATTCTTAAAATGGCATCTGGAGAAACGCCTAATTCCAATAATTCTTCATCTAGGGTCGCATCAACGGGTGGACCTCCCAAAGCTTCTAAAAAATTGTCAATCGCAGCATCAATAACATATGGGTTTTTAGGAGTCCCCATATCTAGCATGGCAGGGGATTCGACCTTGATAGGTTCTTCAATTTCAATAGTATGAACTTCTTGAGAAGGCTTCTCTGCTGCAGGGGTTTCATGGTGAGCTTTCGGTGGAATTGCATAATCTTTGCCAATGAAATCTACAATTTCATTATATGTAAATCCAGCATCATACAAATATCTATTCAATACTGCATTAACTATTTCACTGCGTTTATAATCTTTTAATAGCCACCCCAATTTCTCCAATAATTCTGGAGTAAGTTTGCTAAAATCTTTTCTTTTTCTGCCATGAACTTGTGCTACTTTGGCTAAAAGACCGAGAATTTTTTCAGATTGTTCTTGAAAATTTGCATTATCAAGAATTTCGGCAGCAGAATTCAAACACTCAATTGCATGAGCTAATTTTTCCATGGCAGATTCTTGTGTTTTTGACACAAGGTTTCTCTGCATGCTAGAAACAATATCTTCTTCAAATACTTTTTTGTTAATCATGTTTACCCAAATAGTTATTTAGTTAGACTTTCCAAAATATCAGTAACCTCGGCAGCTTCTTCTGTCATTTCTGCGTCATCAAAAATGTCGGCGGCAGCAGCCAAATACTCGATAGCTTTGGCAATCTTGTTGAATTTATAAGTTTCTTCTAGCTCTTGAGAAACAAGGTTCTTTCCCATAATTTCCATGATTTCTGCTTCACTACTAGCGTTTTTGAACATAATTAATTCCTTTTGGCGGATTACACAAAAGATACTGTAATATTGACAAAAACATGAAACCCACAAGAAGAATCTTGTGGGTTTCATTATATCTTTTTATCAAGAATTACTTCTTGCTCTTCTTTTCATCTTTCTTAGGAGCTGGTTTCTTAGCAGAATATGAAGAGGAGGTGGTGGACTTGGAAGAGGATTTATCACTCTTCTTGTCTTTTGCGGAATTTGAGACACCCTTACCAGATGACTTTTCAGATGATTTCTCATCTTTTTTCCCGCTCTTCTTCTCTTTTTCCTTCTTTTTTGCTTCTGCAACGAAGGAGGCAATTCTTAAACTAAGAGAAGCGCTCTTTTCGAATCCAACGGAATCTAATGCTGCGGAAGCAGTTAGCAATCCATCTATTGCGATGTCAAATGCGGATGAAATCTTATCGGAAGAGCCATCTTTTACATCATTAGAGTCCGATGATGAAGATGATCCGTCGGTGGATGAATCTTCTGCCTTATTTTTATCTCTTACCCAACCACAGGTGGTACATTGACCTCCTTGTATTATTCCGTCACACTTTGTATTAGGGTCTAAGTCTTTATGACGAGTAACCTTAAATCCCTCAAGTTGAGCTCGTTTATTGAAGTTTCCGAATAGTGATTTATGTTCATCACTTTCTAATACTGCATTCATTGTTGCAGCCACAAAATCTGATACACTTTTGTTATTCATAATATCCTCGGTTTTATGTTTTAATTGCTTTAGAACAACTTTTTAGAAGTCTTAGCAAATGCTGCTGACAACTGATCGTATAAGCTACCATCTGCCTGAGTGGAGGTGTTAACTTCTCCGGATCCAATTACGCCAACTTGCGGCATGCGACCTGCGTCTTTGCGCATAAGAGGTGCGTGTTTTGCAACGACCTTCTTAAGTGAATCAAAACTTTCATCATTGAACTTCATGATTTCGTCAACCTGAGCAGAAACTGAGCTTCTGTCACTGTGGCAAAGACCGCGGTCAACCATATCATATGCTAATTCATATGCTCTAGCCATCTTGATTCTATATGATTGAAGTTCTGCATCAATCTGGGCTTTAACGTGCTCTTTTACAAGCTCGCTTGCGAATTCAGATCCACCATCTGCTTCACCAAAATATTTCTTCCAATATGCGACGGCATCCTTATCTAAACCTTCTGCGACAAGAGCATCAAGATCAGATACGGCAATCTTTCCTTCACTAATTAAGGCTTGAATTGCTTCTGCTTCTTTGCGAATCTTTGGAGGTGCATTAGCAAGATCCATCATTGCATCATGTGTCTCTTCAATATCTTCTACTTTGGCTAAATCACCAGTTGGCTTTACATCTAATTGAGTTGTAAATCCGCCCTTTGGATGAGCTTCGTGAAGGTGAGGAGAAACCTTAAGAGTTTCTGCTGCCAACTTAGCACGAAGAGCTGCGCGATCTGCCTTAGAAGCTGTTGCTTTAAATACGTCGGCTGGAAGCTGGGTTTCTGGCTTCAAATCTCCTGCCTTAAGATCATTATCATCGGCAAGATCAAGTTCTGGTAGAACTTCATGATCAACTCCCTCAAGTCCTTCGTGATGTGGTTCTTCAACCTCATCGTCAAGCCCTGTTTCATCTTCTTCTAATAACTTTGCCAAGTGATCTACATCAGCATTTGAATCATTAACCAAATCCATTAAGTTGTTGTCATCTTCTCCCATTGAGGTCTCCGTTGATTCTTGTTCTGCCAATGCTTGAAGTTCAGCTTCAATTGCTGCGCGCTTCTCGATAGCCTTGGTTCCACGAGCATACTTAACGAATGCCGTCATTAGTTTGAATCCATCGGCAATGGCTGCCTTTGCCTCAGCGATTGCATCTTGTGCAATTGAGCTTACTACATCAGTGTTTGAAGGAGTAATTGCTCCAGTATCGTACATACCAGAAATCATCTCTAATTCTTCTTTGTGATCGTTAAGTTCTGCAACTGATTCTTTCATTGCGTGAATCAATGCTCCATTCAACTCTTTTCTAAGAGTATTAAGAGTAGAATCTCCGGCAGAAGCTGCGGTACCCATTTCTGGAGCTGGTTCTGAACCCATTTCTTTTTGATCACCAAACAATTTGTTAATTGCTTCTTGTAAATCTGATGATTGTTCGACAAGCTGAGGAACAATAGATTGTATTTGTTCTTTTGGATCACCTGATTTACCAGAGTCTCCAACTGGTGGCTCGGTTCCCGTTGCAGGAGCTGGTTCAGCGGCTGGTGAAGCTGCATCGGCTGGAGGAGCTGGAGGAGCTGGAGGAGCTGGAGGAGCTGCTTCTTGTGCCTTCTTTACCATAGCGCGAACTCTATCCGCACCCTGAATTTTAATCTTTTCAATTAATCTTGCACCGAAATCGGCGGTTGCAACTTTATCATAGAACAAGTCAGAATTACCGTTTGTCAACTCATTAACAGTTGCGGTCAAAATTAACTTGTCACCTAAAAAGACGTTCCAAACGTGATCGCCTAATGATTCGGCTGACTTGTGGAAAGTTGCTTTAAGAGTATTTGCTCTACGAAGAAGTTCTTTACGCTTTAATTCATCAGAAGTATCTGCTGAATTTGGACTTGGGTGAAGACCATCTACGGAACCAACACCAGGGAATGGTTTTTGACCAACCATGTGCTTATCTTCATCACGAAGATCAACGTTCATCTTGTCAACTTGATACTTTGGCTTACCAGGAGTTGGTGTATTAGGATTATTTGGTCCCTCGCCATTTTGAAAGTATCCTAATTTCTTTTGCTCAAGAGTTTCTTTGGCAAGATTAACAATAGCATTACGACGCATTGCTCTCTCTTCAGAGGTTGCGCGAGCCAACATTTTCTTACGTTCTAATTCGCTCATGCCAACAGAATCTGGACCTGGATGCATGCCATCAACAGGACCGGTGTCCATTTGACCGACCATTTGTTTGTCTTCATTCCTCAACTTCTCATTAGTTGGGTCTTTTTGGTATTTTGGTTGACCAGGAGAAGGCTCCTCTGTTCCTTGATAGTAAGCCTTCTTGTTGATATTATCTTTTGATCCAGACATATTTTCCTCTTGTTTGTTTAATTTATTAAGGGTTTCTAACTTATCCAAGCTTTCTTTCATTTGACTCAATTTAGCCTCGATAGCAGAAGCTACGGCTCGAAGCTCGGTAAGAGAGTCTGCATCAAAAGTGGCAGACGCGAATTTGTCAGTTGATGGAAGAGCCAATCCAAAATCAGTACTTACTGTGGTCCCTTCTGCCATAGCAGAAGTTCCCGACGATTGATTAGATGCAAGATCATTGCCAGATTTTGGATTATTTTCATCTTCATCATTAAATGAAGATTGTAATTTTGCAAAATCAGCAATTGCCTTGTTAACATCCTCGCGGAATGTTTCTAAATCTTTAGAAGTTACTGTAATGCTAGTGACAGCACCAGTTCCTTCTTCCACAAATTGGTTAGGGTTACCAGTTGTAAAAGTAATAGAAGCTTGATAATTATCTGCTAATTTCTTTAGCTCCCGAGTCTTACTATCTACATATGCATTTAATGTATTGGCAGCCGCAATAATATGTTTAATGTGAGCTTTTGGATCCGCACCATTAACAACAATTGAAAGTTCAATTGGATTTAAATCTACGTTAATTTCACCATAACCACTTTTTCTTCTCATGTGGTCACAGAAATCAGATTCTGTTCTAGCCACTCTAGCACAATCACTACAAATTGCTCTACCAACGGCTGTGCCCATAGATACGGAGTGGGAATAACCTGTCGCAACTTTTCTGGCTAAATCTGGGTAATTTTGTTTATCAAGAGCACAAAGCGCGATGACACGTTTCAAATTACGATCATAATAGGTATCAACTATAAAACCTCTAACATGATCTACCGAACTGGATTTATGATCTATGCAAAGAGGTTTACCGATCCATTTTTTGTGCGCTTTAATCAACTCTTCTTCTGGGAAGATATCTCCGTTGGAATTCTTATAAGGTCTGACATTATTGTCATTACTGGTCCAGCGCCATGTATTATCACTTTTATCCCAACCAACCTTTACAGGTTCACCGGCGGGTGTTAATCGAGGAGTTCCATCATCATTGAGAGCAGACGCTTCCGCAGCGTGCATCATTACAGCAGAGAAATATAAAAAGTCTTCAGCTTTAGGAGCTACCTTCTTTAAATTGCTGGCAAACTTCTTAAAATTATCTAGAATCTCTTGACTAACAACAGGAATACAAGAAGCAACGTCCTCTATCTTGTTAATCTCTATAGACTCACCAATTTTTTTAAACATGAATTATCTCCCTGACTTCTTATTAGAAGAATCAGTCTGTCCCTCTTGAGAGGCAACTTGTTGTGATATCTTTTTAACAGACTTCTTTTGTTCCTCTGTTAATTCTTCATCCGTATCTAATACGGACACTATTTTTCCATCACCGTGTTTAATAAAACCCATTTAACGCTCTCCAATTATGAGAGAAATACAACATATTCTGTTAGTATAATGAAATATTGCTACAAATTATGTAAACCTACTAGTATATAGTAATATTCCCAGTATTTGTTATATTGTATTTATTTTCTCCCGCCCTTTTCATTGACCAAGACATCATTAAGCTGATTTTGTCTTTGATTAAAGAGTTCCAATAATAATGGCTTTTTCTTTTCAATTTTAACCTGCAGCTCTTTACTGACTGAATCAACCCAATTTGTTGCTAAAATATTTGATTGTATGTGATTTTTAATTCTATCATCCAATATTTCAGAGATACTATCACATTGTTTTTGAATATCATCCATCGACTTAGTGACATTGCCTATAAAATCTTTTGCCTCTAGATTATCAAATAAATCTACAAATTTATTTACTTTTACTTCCAAATCATTAATTGAAGAAATAAGCGATTTAGTTAATTTTATAGTCTGAGTGTCAGATGAAAATAATTGCATTAGATTTACGCATTTAAATGCTAAATGTTTAAATTCATTGAAATTATCTACTGCTTTATCCCTAAATCTACGAATAGCGACTCTTGCATCCATAACTTCTTTTGGCTTAATATCAGGATTATCTGTAAAAGGAGTCTTCATAATATCTAAATGAAGAGATGCTCTTTCTAGAGACTTATTTGCGCTATTCAAACACATAATAGCGCGTTCAGCCTGACGTTTTTCTTCGTCAGTCACGCTGTATGTCATTTGAATGGTATAAGCCCTTTTAATCATATATAAACCCGCCTGGATTTAATACCGGACCAAATCCTTGGACTCCAGCATCATTATTATATTGACCAACTGGTGGTATCTTACCAGCAGTCTCCTCTTTATCATGTTCTTTTATTGACTTATAATTTTGATAATTTTGACGGGTAGGAGATTGATCATTAATAAAATTATCTACAGAATCCATTGGGTACTGTCTTGTTTCGTCTAGGAATGGCGCAAAAGATCCCTGATGAGCCTCATCCAATATCCCGGTACGATTATCGCTGATGTATTCACGCGTATTTGAAACTATATCAGCTGCATTCTCATCTTTCATCGGCTGACATGATTTAATTATTTTTTTGTATAGGTCTACAACTTTAGGATCAACCCCTATACCAAAACCAAAAGACATAGCTTCTTCAATGGCTGCTTCTGGTTTCATATTCATGTATTTGCATTTATACATTGCAACTACTAATCCAGTTCTATCTTTACCAAATTTACAATGTACGAAAGTAGGTCCGCCTTTTATTAATAAATCATGCAAATTCTGATTTAAGAGTTTAAGAATAGATTTCCTATCCATTTCTAACGGAAACATTACGTGGTCTATCCCCAATAATTTGCAAACTCTATGTATTCTTTCTCCAGCATCTTTATCCAAACTAACAATTTTTTTAATACCCAAACGATCTTTTAACCATTTCACTTCTTTAGGGCTGGGAGCGGATCCTCGATACAATTTATTATTTACTTTGTCTAGATTCCTAATCATTTATAGGCTCCTGACTAGATTATTAATTACGTTTCTAATGTATCTTGGATCATGATTGAATAATACATTCTTAACTAAGGTTATTGATTGTCCCATAGCTGAAGAAGATGGTAGGTTTTTATTGGAAATATCTGTTTCATTAAGATAGTATAGTTTATTTTTAACTTTTTCTATAGCTGATTGTCGTTTCTCTGGAGATATTCTAACTAAAATAAATCTAATCATATCTGCTAAATATCTACCTACCAAAGCGGCATCTCCCAATTCAGTAATTGCTGCATTTTTAACAAGATCATTATCTAAAATTAACTTGTGATTTTTCCCGAACTGGACAAGTGAATTTTGCAATGATACCTTTTCAGGTTCTTGTAATTTTTTCTTAACTGCTTTCTCGAAATTAACATTGAATAATTTTAAGAATTCTCTCACTTGCTTAGGAGAGGCTTTTTCTCTCATCCGTCTCATAATAGCAGAAAAGGAAAAATCGTCCGTTTTAGATAAGTCAATAGAAGAATCATTGGCAGAAGACTCATCTTTATGTTTGAAATATTCAACCTCTTTTAATCTTTGCTTAGCCTTTTCTCTAGAATCGCAAGTTCCTAGATTTTTTCCCTTTTCTGATAAAACACGATATTTCCCATTGGGCAACTTTTTAATAAAAGCAAATTTTTCTAATGCGGCAGCCCGACTGTAATAGTCATTAGCTTTTTTTAGAATATCATCTACGTTTATCATGTTTTTTATTTTTTATCAAAATACTCTTTAACTTCTAATGACTCTTTGCTTCTTAGGAACATTTCTTCCATAATTCCGTCACCATCAACTTCGTTGAGTGCCCTAATAGCTCTTTCGTTAATAAACATTAAATTGCCTAATTTTAGAACCTTGTCTTTTCCAATATAGGCGGCACTTATTACCAAACACTCTTTAAATGCGGTGACTACCTTACCACAAAACACAGCCGGATAATCAGTAGATATTTGTTCTGTGCTGACATTTTCATATGTATCACCGACATAGATTTCAATAAATCTATCCTTAAAAACAGTCGCAATAAATTCTGCAAAAGTTTTTGTTCTATCTTGATTCATTTCTGATACTTTGTCTTTGATTTCTTGTTCTGTATAAGCCATTGGTTCCTTAAATGAATTTGAGCAAAAACTTGCGGTAATTGATATCGGCGGTTTTCCAACTGATTTGTTGATATGATGACTTTTTATTCATAAAAATATTGGTTTTAACTGAAATTGATCCAATTTTTTTAGTTGCTAAAACAAATGCTTCTTCTATTGCTGCGGTCAACTCTTTCACTGTATCTAAACAAATTTTTTCTGGACCAGCAATTGAACACTCGATCTCAACGTCAGCACCGTTTGAACACGTATATGCTGATGCCCCTAGCTCTTCATCTAGAGCTGCGCATAATATTCTAGAAAATTCTAATTCGTTTTCTAGACTGTCGGCATTGACTTTGATTAAAATATTGTGAGATGGCAAATAACGTCTAAAAAGTTTTTTATCATTAGATGACATAGTTTGAAGTTTTTCATTCAACATATTTACTAGATCATCAACCTTAATATCAGAATTAGTTATATCTGGCTCTTTTGGTTGCTTGGGGGTGACAGATGTACTAGTATATCCTGAACCATGCAATTCCTCTAAAGCCTTTTTATAAATTGGATTAGAAGCATTCTTCTCAACTTGTTTTAACATATCGCCATAAGTTATTACTCCGGGAATGTCTCCATGAAATAATGGATTGGATTTGTAAGCGGAAGATTCCGTTGCCACCTCAACATGATTGTTTCCATATTTTTTAGAATATTTTTTGCCATTTTCAATGAATGATTCTGGATTTTCTTCTAATATTGGAGTAGATGGATCGCCGCGCTTAACGCCTGCCAATTTTAAAGCCGCGGGAAAAAATATGCCAAGATAAACTAGTGCGGGAGAATCTAATGGTTTTCCATAAATTCGTGATATGCCCTGAAATAATTGCTTTACCAATGGCAATTGTTCTACACCAGACATACGTCTTAAATCTTCTGG